GATACTCCTCGACGGGCAGCTCGGTCAGCGGCACTTAAACCACTTATTTCTGCTTCGCGACCTTGTCGTACTCCTGCAATACCTTCTTGATAAAATGGATCGGTTATTGCCTGACCTTCACGAGCGATACGTTCTGCTTCAGAAGCGTAACCTAACCCTTCTCGTTCTGCTCCACGAAAAGCGCCTTCCGCTTGACGAAGACGGCCCATAAGTCCTTGTTCTGCTTCGGATGTTTTATCTATACTTCGACCAAGGAAATCAGTTCCTTTTTGTAATCCTGTACGAGTATAATCTTCACCTTGTTGTTGCGCACGAAGTAACGCAGCTTTAGCTTCTGCGCTACCTCCTGCCATCGTAGCTAACGCTTCTTCGGTTAATCCTTTAGCGCGAGAAAGATACGGAGCGTATGCGCCAATGCCTTGATCAGCAAGTTGCATTGCGTATTCTTCTCTAGGAGAAAATTTTGCAATACGATCGCCGGTATAAGTAAATGGGTTTTTATTTGCCTTACCTAAATCTTTAAACTGCTGTCTATAGTACGCCTCAACTTCAGGCATAAGACCAAAACGACTTCGTCCTCCCATAAGTAAGTCATAGATATTCCTATCGGGAGCCTGATAACTATACGCTTGATCGTTTTCAGCCATAATTATTTACCAAAGTTAATTTTATCAAGAGCCGCGATTCCTTTATCGAAATCACCACCGCCCATATTTTTTACGCCTTGATGGGAAACAACGTATTCTTTATCGCTTGCCCATATCGGTACTAAATCTTCTTTTGGGCCTCCAGGCCCGTCGACTTCGCCACCTTCTAAAAATAGTTTACGACCTAAGACACTACCCCCGTCTTCCATACCAATACGTTGGCTACGGATAGCTCCTGGCTGAAACCTTGGACGCGGAGCGCGAACAGGAACTTTACTTTCACGTTTACCGCCGCCACCAAGAGCTGCACCAAGAATTTTACCAATATCTTGACCTGAAGCCATAAGCTGTTTAGCAACTAAAGGATTTTCGTCTAAATACTTTTGGAATTTTTCTAAGCGAGAAGGTTTTTCCCCATCTATTGTAATTGGAGAGTTTACTTGACCTACTGTTTTCGAGGGATCATCAACGGCGTCTTGTATTGCTTGTTCTGTAGCACCTAGTGTAGTGGTATCTGTTTGTGTAGGGTTTTGTAGTGCATCGTCTAACGCAGCCTGCATTTCCGGAGTGGCTGTTGCAGATAAATCTGGCATCGCGTCCATCATTTGTTGGCTTTGAGCCAGTGCGTCTGCTATTCGTTGTTGTTCAGCTATTTGTTCAGCTATTCGAGCAACGGCGTCACCCGTAATTGCTCTACCTGTCGTTTGTTGTAAAGGCGCGTCGACACGTTTACGGTATTCGTCGTTAAGAGCATTAACTAATCGCTCCCCACCAAGATTCCCGATTCCCGTATTCGCCCCGTAAGTTGCGTAACGATTGAGGATATCCATCGTAACGTCAGGAGAGAGACCAATATCTTCGCCCTGCTCCATAAACTTAGTAGCGTTAGATTCAGAGTTCATCATAGAACTAACTAATGAACTCGTTTGATCTTCGTCGAATATCCTACTCATGAAGTTTTCTTCTTAGCTGGTTTCTTTTTAGCTTTAGAGCCTTTCATAATATCTTTATCAACTGTAGCCGCTTTACCGCCTGTAAGCACAGAATTCACACGAGCCATCGCCCATTGGTGTTGTGAAGTTCCAGGGCGGTGCCCTGTTTTATACGCAGCTAACCCTCGTTTATATACACGAGCAAGTTGACCAGCGGTTACTTTTTTACCTTTTTTACGAGCAGCTTCCGCTTTATTAGACAGTGCCTTTTTCGTTTTATCGGAAAGACTCATGACTTTGTGCCAAACCTCTCTTTAAACCTGCGAGTATATTTAGACTCTATCGTTTTCCTACGCTTACCTTTTTTCTTATCAGTCGAAAACTTGTAAGCAGAAGGATCGCTCATAGCCTTCTTTTTATTCCTAGCTATCTCTTTTTTACGCTTCTTCTTTTCTTCAGTAGAAAGACCAGCTAGATACTTCGCAGGGACTTTAGGTTTTTTCTTAGGCTTTGCCATAACTATAAGGCTACTACGATGTTACCGTTAGTAACGACCTGAACTGTACCAACGCTCCCTGTTGCGCTCAATCCAGAAGTACTCGGCGTCGATATATTTTGCCAAGAATTACCCAAATATACTTGAAGAACTTCTTCTGTAGTATTCCAAATAATATCGCCTACCTCAAAACTTAACTCGTCTCTGTTAGAGCTGGTGTACTGAGGAGTTGCTGTAGGATCAAACGACCCTAAACCAAGTTCCAAGACCCTCATAGCTCTATTAAACGATGCGCTATCAACTAAATCTTGGTTAATAACAGGTAATCTTCCGGTAAGGATTCTAGCCATTACCGCCTACCGTTAGGCTGTATTTCTAAACGAGTAGCTCCAATTACAAACCCGACTCCAAGCCGTAAATTTTCATCAGCATTATCGTCAGATTCAAATCGTACCGCTGCTTGTCGGCCCCTAGCGCGGGTATCTATTTTAGTCGTACTTCCGGTAAAGGAAGACGTTATATCCGTCGTAAGGGAGTCTCCAGGATAATTACGGGCCTTTAACACGAAGTTAATCGCCTGCGTACTACCGGAATCACCTGTAAATTTAACGTCTGGTATACATCTACGAATAAATTGGAACTGGTCTCCTTCCCCAATATCAAAATCAGCACTTTCAATAAAGACGTTATCCATAGGAGAACCGTCATCATCGTTTCCTGATTCGTGGGAATAAATATAAGATATAGAACTATCTTTACCTGTTGCTCGGGGGAACGCTTCAATCCCTTCATCTAACCATGCAGTACGAGAAAGTTGACCAATAGCCCACGATTGTTCAACATAATTATAAGTAACATAACTATCTGGTTCTGTGCTAGTTCCAGTGCAATAAAACCAACCAACTTCATCAAACTGTTTATTTACGAAACCAAATACTTGGAACGCCTGACTTATGTTTAAATTGTCAAATACATAAGAATGGACGCTACAAGGTAAAGGTTGTACAGCCCCGTTGTATGTATAAAATCCTTTTTTATCCATCCAAAACACTCCGCTAGGAGAGTTTAAAGCTGCATTAGGCCCAATCAAACTTACTCCTTCGTTAATAAGAGTAAGGCCGAATGTGTTTGGAGGCCCAATAAACTGTAAGCTATATAGCGCAACATCTGTCCAAATAAGAGTTTCTTGTCTAGCTCTTAAACCGCCAATAATCTCTGACCCTGCTGAACATCGTAATGAACCCGCAGTATTCGTAGAACGTGGCTCCCAATCAAACGGATTTTCTTGGTCTGAAAATGCAATAAGTAATGGATCTAATTCTTCAGACCTGCTACCGCCTTCTATTGGATCTGCTCCTAAAACGATAACATGTCTATCAATATCAGAAACTAAAACCTGTAACCCGACAGTAGGAGCAAAATTTGCGCCTGAAATATCTTTAAGGGCTTTAGCTCGCTGACTGGCGGTAGAAAAATCCCAGTAATAAACTCCACCTGCCCGCACATTAGCGATTAAATCTTCACCAAAGTTATCTAGTGACCATAAACGTAGCTGATTATTAGCACTTAACGAGCTAGATGAACCCCAACCTCCACTACCCCATGTTCCAACACCGTAACCAGAACCGGATACGAAAACGTCTAAGCCAACATTGATCTGGTACTCACCTACTGTAGACGATCCGCCGTTACCAGTATCAGAAGCATTCGCCGTTACGGTCGCTCCAGAAGTATCTTTAGCTTCTATCGTATAAGAATTAGTAGTTACTACCGAAGCAACCTGATATTCTTGATTTAAAACATTTGCTGTAATATTCCCGCCTAACGACGCTGCTCCAGAAAATGTAACAAAATCGTTTAAATTGACTCCGTTGCTTGTATCAGTAATCGTAATAGTAGAAGAGCCGTTAGAAGCAGAAAATGTAACGTCTCCTGCAGCAGTAGTTTCTCGAATAGGGGTGATATCGTTATAATCCGCACCTTCCTGCCAATACAATTTAAATGTTGTACCAATCCCCAAGGCTTTAGTACCGTTTAACGTAACCCAGCCGTGTAACTTTCTACCTGTTCCCGTAAAAGACGATGTGAGGTATTTTACCCAGCCTCCTATCTTTTCAGGTAATCCTTGACGAAACCGAACTAAGTTCGCATCGAACCAGCCGCCTTCGGCACTATAATCAGTACCCTCTTTATTAATTCCAGGATTAAAGATAAATTTCTGCAAAGGCATTACTGATATTCCCCAGATCGGATCATTTCAGTCACTCTAACAGCCCTCATGCCAACTTGCTGCGCCCACTTGCTATCTAAGAACTCATCAGCAGCCACATCAAACTGCTCACGCGACATAGCCTCCAGTGCCTTCACAAAGCCGCGCAATCTGGTCAGACCAAGGTTAAAACAAATGTCAATCATTGCATCCTGACGCGCTTCGTTGATGCCGTTGAACCAAAAGTATGTGTCTGCAAGCTCGCTTTTTACTCGCGCTATGTCGTTCGACAACAAGTATTCGATTTCATCATCAGACAACCCAAGGCCAGACTCTGAGATATTTCTGCCCACACCTATCGTTTCGTAGCCTGCACTACACACATATACCTTAGATCGTACACCTTCGTGTAGCTTCAGCATGTCTATTAGCTGAGTCATTACTTCTCCCGCGCTACCTGATTGACCTTCTCGTAGCTTCTCATTGCTCCGAGACCTAACATCCCCATCATAACGGGCACAAGAAGTGTTGTATCTACCTCTGGCACATCCATCCAGATGCCCAGTACGTTGGCGATAATAGTGTTGTACAACAGCCCTACCGCACAGATCCAGCCGATAGCAGGTCGCCACCCAGCTACAAATAGCGACTTATGTGCAGCTTCCATCTTGTTGATTTCTAGTTGGCCTTTGAGAGCCTCTTGAGCGTGACGCTCTGACATGGTGGCAATCTCATGTGCCAACACATTCTTCTGATCCTTGTCTTCTATGAACTTGTCCAGTAGTCCAGTGACCGGCCCAACGAGTGATGCAACAATACTCATAATTTATTTCCTATTTGACCATGCTTGTGCGCCAAAAAACGCAGCTAGGATGCCTGCAACACTGACAAAATAAACTGCTGCCATATCGCCCAAGATGCTGGCGGCTTGATTCATGCCAAAGAACTCACTGACAACCACAAGGCTTGGGTATAGCAACATGCCCCATAGCGCAAACCAACTCATAGCACGTTGGGCATCTGCTCGTTCATGCCGCAAGCGTAGCTCCTGCAACTCCTTGCTCGTCTGTAGCTCCTCGTCAGTGACTATGCCATCACCATCCGCATCGTATTCGGCGTACTCACTGCCGTCTTCTAAGCGTTTTGCTGCCATTTCAGTCCCATGTTTTTGTGTTAGCTGGCACCCGCTTCGGGATGCAATATGCCGTCACATTCTCCTGCATCTGGTAACGGTTGTTGATCTTAGTTTTACCCGTCGAAATGTAATACGCAAACGTGTTACACCGTGTAATGTCTCGAAAGTAAAACTGATCGGGTATTGGCTCGCCGTTAATTACAACGACTAACAAGAAGGCCATCATCCGAATATCTTAATAACGATAAAGATGGTTCCAACCGCTATTGATCCCCCAATCAGGAGCGTCGTTCCTCCTACTAAAATCTGGCTGATAAGAATAGCACGCGCTTTTTTCTTTCGAGCTAACATAGCTAAGTGCCTCTGTCGTGCTTCTTCCTGTTCTTTTTTGGCCCTTTTGAAATCCTCCAAGAGCTTCGGGTCG